ACAAGACGGGATTACGGTCCGAAGACACGATTGCCCAACTACCCATCCAGGCAGCGTGACAACCAACCAAGCTTACAAAAAGTCCTTGGCTAGCTTCGAAACCACAATTCCATCGAAATCGACAAGCTGTGTGCTCAACACGACGTCCTTGAAAAGGTCTAAAACATCAGTGGCAGTCAAGGAATACCTTTCAATGCAAAAAGCATTGAAGTCGTACTCGCTCAAAACTTCGGAGACCTTGATCTTCTTAGTAATGTTGCGAAGTGTGACCCCAGCAGCCTTAGCATTCCAGGAAACCTCGACGTCATAATCACCCTTTAAACTCTTAGCAACAGCAAGGGGAAAATGATGCTTAAACCTCTCAAGGAAAACGTCGCGCACGCACGGGAGATAACGAAACTCATAAGCATAACCAACAGACTTGCACGCCATGTACAAATCATCGGACACAGCCTGATTTTTATTGGCTCTCATATTGAACCTGCCAAGAGCTTTACCCAAAATGGGGACCGTGAGGTGCTTACTATTGGCATGAGGAATAAAGAACCGACTCAAAAAGGTAGCAGTCCAAAGATTGTCATGTCTAACCACTTTAGCTTCCATCTGAGCCTCGCTCGCAATGGAAGTATAAGTTTTTTGTACATAACGGCACTTGCCGGTCAGACGAGCTAACATATCATCACCAAGCAAGAGAGCGTCACACGAGGACGGCCTAACTTTCATCAAAAAAGCATACAATATGCAGGCGTTCCAAAAGGTGTTACGGAAAGTTGTATCCGTAGCACCAGTTGGCAACTGATGCTGCAACGAAGCTTTAATGCCGTGTTTTGAATTGCGAACTGTAAAAGAGTTGCTCTTCAGGTGTAACCTGATGAACCACTCAGGACAACCCAAAACACGCATCAAAGAAGACTCCAGCAGCTGAACGTCTGCACACTGAAACTTATCATTCGACGAAAAATCAGCCTCCACATAAAACTCTCCAGGTTCATTCTTCAGCTCGACGAAACCTACGTACTGACAAGGCGTCTTGCGATACGAACTATGAAACCGATAAGGCCCCTCCATGCCTTACAAGCAGTGGTCCAAACGTCTCATGAGCTCATTAAAAATGGGCCCAGAAATTGCATTGTAGACGTCAGAACCCTTGAAAATGACACGGGGCGCCCAATTCGGTTTATGTTCGACAAGCAAAGCCTCGACCTTGACGAAAATTTCCTTGCCAGTGTAATCTGACAAATTGCAAGAAACGAGACTTGCGAGCGCTTTATCCATGCGTTGTCGTTTTTCGG